TAAGGGTAAACGGGATGTGGCATTGGAGACTTTCCAAGGGGGACTCCACTGATACAGAAACGGAGGCAGAGAGTGATGGAAAAGATTAAAGTAGCCGGATATGTGAAACTGGCCAAATTATGGGAAAAGAGACGGGCGGAGGCTGTTCCCTATCATCACAAATATTATGAAGAAAAGTTTAGTGATTCCGATGTGTATGAACTGGCGGATGTTTATGTGGATATTACGGGAAACAAGCAGATAGTAAAGAGAACGGAAATGGTAAGGCTTCTTAGGGATTGTATGGCCGGCAAGGTGCAGTGTATTGCTACTCAGACCAAAGGCTATCTTGCTGCAGATACGAGGGAGTTTTGTTATCTGTATAAGTTTATCCGTGACATAGGCAGCGGGGTGCATCTCATTACGGAGGACGATAACTACAATATTGACACTGTTATAAATGATGATATGCAGTTGCAGGCTCTTTTAAAAATGGCAGAGGATTATATCGCATTAAATCCTTCTGACTATGAATCGTGGAAAAAAAGCATCTTAACTGCGATTAGTAAATTATAGTGAGGAGGTATTACGGCAGTGGAAATGGATGAAAAGAAAGATGTAGAAGAAACGCAGGTGGAGCAGACTTCAAGTGACATACAGCCTTGGAAACCACAGGACGCTGACAGAGAGGACAGAAAAGCATATATCCGTAACAGGGTAAAGAATGCAAAAGTACCGGAAGGCGCAATTTTCCGTCCGGCAAAACCGAAGCCTTCCATTATGGATACCGGAGAGAAGCGTGTGGCGGTATATGCCAGAGTCAGCACCAAGAGTGAGGAGCAGGTATCTTCCATTGAAAATCAGACCAAGTATTATACGGAAAAGATAGAGAAGAATCCCAACTGGAATATGCATGAAATTTATGCGGATGAAGGTAAATCGGGTACTTCCATTAAAAAAAGAAAAGAATTCCAGAGAATGATTGCGGATGCCACCGCTAAGAAAATGGATCTGATACTTTGTGCCAGTGTGTCACGTTTTGCAAGAAATATTACGGACTGCATGGAGCAGATAAGTAATTTAAGGACTGCAAATCCCTCGCATCCGGTAGGAGTATATTTTGAAACGGAGAATATTTATAGCCTCGACCCGGATTGTGAACAAAGTTTATCCATTCATGCCATGCTTGCGGATTGGGAGTCTGCCAATAAGAGCAGACGTATGATTTTATCCTATGACCAAAGAATCTGTACCGGACAGTATCCGGTTTCGGATTTGCTCGGATACAGGCATACACAGGACGGAGATTTGATTATTGTTGAAGACGAAGCCTTAACGGTGCGGTTTATCTTTCTTGCAAGAATGCTTGGGTATTCCTATGAGGAAATCGCAGATATTTTGACGGAGAAGGAGCGTAAGACCATGAGAGGCAGAACGGAATGGAATGCCGGAATGGTTAAAAATGTGATGTCCAATGAAAGACGTTGGGGAGATTTGGAGGCCAGGAAAACAATCGTGATTGACTATAAGAAGGGTAAAACCACAAAAAATACGGATATAAGGGATGCTGCCTATGTGCCAAATCATCATCAGGGTATTGTGACACCGGAGATTGCAAAGGCAGTAAAACTGATAGCACAGAGTTCCAGAAACGTGAACGGAATCCCCGATATTAGTGTAATTGAAAGTGGAGGATTAAAAGGATTTGTCAGTGTGAATCCCGGCTTCAGCGGTGTGGATAAGGATACTTTGGAGTTCTTATCCGGCAGTGTTTATGACGATGCGGAATATGAGCATTTGCAGAGGGAAGTTCGTATTATCAACGGAGAGGAAGAAAGCAATATTCTGTCTATGGACTTCACGGGATATTATGTGCCGCATAGTGCTTATTTTATCGGCAGGGACAGTGCAACGCTGACCATTTCCCGTAAGCAGATTAAATTCAGCCGGAAATGCTATGAAAAAATGGGAAACTGCTCAAATGTTGAACTCTTATATCATCCGCTGTTACAGGCAATTATCATCCGAAATAATGAGGATGGTTTCAGTTGGCTGAATGAAAATGCAGAACCATTAAGCGGTATCTCTGCACGTGCATTCTGTGAGGCAGTATATGACGAGCAAGACTGGATAGAAGAATACAGTTTCCGTTTTCGTGGTATTAAGAGGGAGAGAGGCAATCATAAGCTGATGATTTTCTTCCTTGATGAACCTCAGATTGTGGCCAATAAGGCTACCAAAAAGGCTGCGGAGTTGGTGGAAGAAGAACAAAAGCATCTTGCTTCACGTTACATACCTTATAAAAAGAATGAGATTAACAGCACGGAAGAGGAATGGAAAAAACGAGTGGGCAAGCTGTATGCCATGAGAAAACGTAGGGATGGTCTGATTGACGGACTTTCCATGGCTGATATGGCTGAGCCGGGAACGATTATGGAAAATCCGCTGATTGGAAAAATACCTACAAGGGATGAAGTCATGGATGAATTTGAGCAGATACTGCTGTCCATGTAAAGGAGGGTGCGATGGATAACAATAATAATCAGACTTCTACGGAAGTTGCAACAGTTCCAAAGGGGGAGTCCTATTCTTACAGCGACCAAGAGTTGATAAGGCAGCTAGTAAAATCAAGAATGGCACAAAAGTCCACACTTGAGTATGAAGATTTGGACGGTTATGTCCTTCCACCACGTACACAGTTTTCAATGTTAAAGAAACCGGCCATGACCATAAAGTATGGACGGATGACTTTCAATATGGCTTGTATTCGGTTATTTGAAAGTGTAGAGCATATTTTACCGCTTGTGCATCCGGAAAAGAAGAAGCTGACCGTAGTCATGTGTGCGGAAGAAGAGAGTGCCTCTGTTCCTTGGGCGAGAAAACGTCAGAAGGACGATGTGTGGGTAAATAAGGATATCACATCCGAGGACTTCATATTAAATATTTATAAGATGATGGGTTGGAAACTGGACTGCCGATATAAGGTGCTTGGAAGAATAGCAAACTCAAGACAGGGACTCGTTATTGTGTTTGAATTGGAAGAAGCTATTATGTTCGCTTCCAAACCTGTGGAAATTGTAAATGAGGAAACTGGAGAAATTAAAAAGAAGCAGGTAAAATATTATCCCGATGCGTATAAGGATTGTATCGGTAAGTCCTACAACGATTATGTGGAAACAAGGCAGATGAATATGTTTGAATACTTGGAAGAGTATATGGGACAGACTTATTCGGATATACCGGGAACGCAGGGAGTGGAACGTATCGAGGGAGAGATTGTCACACAATCTGAATACAGTAACCAAGAGGAAGAAAGGCAGTATGCCATAGCACAACCTGTTGGAGGTGGACAGTATGACGGATAAGAAGGAAGACAACAGAAAATTATGGAATGGAAATAAACGTCAGGCAAAGTTGTTATTATCTATTTATGGACGGAAAAATTCAATCTGCGTAGGGAAGGACGTTCTACGTGTTATTGGAGCGCCTACGCACGTATGCTTTAAGATTACGCAGGAAATGGATTCGTTTTTAGTTATGCCATGTTCGGAGAAAGAGCCAATGTCATTTAGGGTGCCGGACAACATTAATTTTGATAAGCATAAACAGATGAAGGTAACAAGCCAGTCATTTGTGATTGGGCTACTTGCTATGAATGATTTAGACTTTAATCATACTTATAGAATCTTGGGTAATTATTCTGAGAAAAACAATGCCGTTGTGTTCAATATGGCTGATATTCAAATTTACGGAGAAGATAATAACGATAACTAATCTATTTATATAGAAGAAACTCAAAGGTATAAATTAGCTTAGGAGGCTGCAAAAGTGGCTTTCTAGGCTATTTTTAGTGCCTTTTTACAGGGGATAATTGGGGGATAAACAATAAATAATGGAAATTAAGGGGTGGGGGATACAGGGGGAGAGGGGTAGTGAAGCACAAAATATAGTACAGTGGGGGATAAAAAGTTCATAGATATTGCGAAAAACGGTATTGAACGCTTCGTTAGTCGGGGGTACTATTTCTGGATGAATTGCCGGAATTTCAGAGAGCAACCTTGGATAGTATAGGAGGCTATATGGCAATGGAAAACAAGCTTTATGCTTATTGGTTATACAGTACGCCCGGAGTGGGTAATCGGACTATTGAGAAACTGCAAGAACGGCTTGGAATGGCAGAGAGAATATATCATTCTTCGCAGGAGGAATGGGGAAAGGTACTAAAGCCTGCATTGCTGGAGAAAATGAAACAACACAAACAGAATTGGCAGCTACAGGAGGAGTATGACAGGATGACGGGAAAGGGGATTTGTTTTCTGCTGAAAGAGGATAAGGACTATCCTAAGAGACTGCAAACAATACCGGATGCTCCCTACGGAATCTTTGTAAAAGGTCAGCTTCCGGCAGAGGATAAGCTATCAGTGGCAATTATCGGAGCAAGAGATTGTTCAGAGTACGGTCGGTATCAGCCAGATGAAGTATTCCGTGTTCCGGTGCGAGTTGCATCTTTAGGAAAAGAGGAACTTTCGCATTTACAGCAAGAAATATCATTGGAGAATTGGATGATGCTTTGGCGGCACTTACGGATATGGACAGTACAGTCAATGAACTGAGTGACAGAGTAGATGAAGCTATGAACAGTTCCGGTAATCTGGTGACGAAGATTATCAGCCTTACCGAATATAAGGCACTTGGAACTTATAACGAAAACTGCATCTACCTTTGTTATGAAGATGCCAATACACAGAAGATTACCCATATCTACCTTGGCGAGAATACGATTTTCTTTGATGGGGTAACCGTAACCTATCAGATGGATACGGGAGAAGCGGAATCCTTGCATTTGGATGACGGAGCGGATGTACTTGCCCATGCGCCAACGGCAGCTAAAGACGGATATGATTTTGTGGGATGGAGAAAGGACACTGCAGCAAACAGCAAAGTGCTTACAGCCTGTACGGTTGAAGCAGAAGGGGACTTTACCCTTTATGCTGTATTTAAAAGAGATATTTCCGTTGGTATGTTTCCGAATGGTGGGTCATTAATCGAGGGAAAAACAGAATCCACTTTAGAAGCATCTTGCTATTACAACAATGGAAATTCTCTCAGTGAAGAAGTGGTGATTCCGGTGTGTCCTTATGAACGGAAGAATATGTCATTCTGCGGTTGGTCTTGCAATGGAGTGTTATATAAGCCGGGACAAAAAGGAAGTTTCGCAGATGATAATTTTATGGTGCCGGAGTGGATTGATACAGTATATGATTTCCCGTATACAGGAAATTATGTGGCATTTACAATCCCGGCAGATGGCATTTATGAATTTGAGGTTTGGGGGGCAAAAGGAGCGGATGCTGTAAAAACCACAGACGTTGTAGGTAAGGGCGGTCTTGGTGGGCATGCAAAAGGGTATAAGAAGATGACAAAAGGGCAGAAAATTTACATTTTTAATGGTGGTAGCCCGATAAGAAGTACAACAGGAGGTGAAAATGGCGGTGGCCATGGTGGCTCATATAACAGTTATGGTACTGGAGCTGCAGGAGGAGGTGCTACAAGTATTATGTATAGAAGTGGTGTGATTTCCTCATACAGTAGTTCATCGTCTAACTATAAAACAAGGGAAACAGACATCCTTATTATAGCCGGAGGAGGCGGAGGCGGTGGTGTCACAAACGATGGTATTACCAACAAAGGCGGAGACGGTGGCGGAGAGCGAGGAGAAGATGGTTCTGGAGGAGCATTTGGGGGAAGACAGATATCTACCAGTTCATCAGAATCATATAATTTTGGAACGGCTCAACAGGGGTCAACAAGTAGTTCAAATACCTATTCTGGTGGAGGTGGTGGATATTTTGGCGGTAACCCGGATTATAAAGGACAGTCAGGAGCTGGGGGTTCCGGGTACGTTGGTGGAGTAGCTGCCTTTACCCATAACAAGAAGTATTATCCGACATTGAATGAAGTGGGTATAAATGAAGGAGACGGATATTCCTTTATCCGCTATGTGGAAATTGTTTAATTAGTAACTGACAGGTGCGATGCATCTGTTTTTTTATTGCCAAAAAGGAGGTAACGCTTATGAAACAAGTAGTATCAGCATTGCAGTATGTGTTTGCAGGAATAGGAGGTTTTGTGGGATGGTTTCTGGGAGGTTTTGACGGATTTCTGTATGCCCTTTTGGTCTTCGTGGTGATTGATTACATCACAGGCTTGATGGCTGCATTCTTTCAGAAGAAGTTATCAAGTGAGACCGGATTTAAGGGGATATGCAAAAAGGTCGCCATATTCTGTTTGGTGGGTATCGGTCATATCATTGATGCACAGGTAATCGGAAATGGAAGTGTGCTTCGGACAGCAGTGATTTTCTTTTACCTTTCCAATGAGGGCATTTCCATCATTGAGAACGTAGCCGTTATTGGCTTGCCGGTTCCAAAGAAGCTGATTGAAGTGCTGGAGCAGCTTCACGATGATGCAGAAGGAACAGAAGAGAATGAAGAGTAGGGAGTGTCTTTGGACACTTCCTTTTTTCATGGAAAGGTAGGTTTATTATGAAAGTAATACAGAATATCTGTACACAGTCAGATTGTTATAAAAGTGGTAGGACTATTGAAGTCAAAGGTTTGATGCTTCACAGCGTGGGATGTCCCCAGCCAAAGGCACAGCCGTTTATCAATAGTTGGAACAAATCCGGTGCAAAGGCATGTGTTCACGCCATTGTGGAACCAGATGGAGATATCTATCAGCTTCTTCCTTGGAACCATAGAGGATGGCACGGCGGCGGAGACAGTAATAACACACACATTGGAGTAGAGATGACAGAACCAGATACCATTGAATATATTGGTGGAGCATCTTGGAGAGAAAAGGCGGATGGTGAAAATACAAAAGCGCATGTGCTTGCTACTTATAAACACGCGGTGGAGTTGTTTGCTTATCTTTGCTTGAAGTTTTCTCTTGACCCTACAGCAGATGGGGTGATTTTATCGCACTCGGAAGGTCATGACAGAGGCATTGCCAGTAACCATGGTGACGTGGAACATTTGTGGAGACATTTTGGTTTGTCTATGAGTCAGTTCCGCAAGGATATTAAGACGGCTATGAAAGCAGAAGAGTCGGTATCCCTTACTCGTATCATGGGAGAAGCATTAGCAGATGCAGAACAGATGAGAGCCTATATCTTGAAGAAGAATCCGAATGTTGCTCAGTCTGTAATTGATATGATTCCACTTTACATTTCAGAAGGTGAAGCAGAAGGAGTACGAGGAGATATTGCTTTTGCACAGTCCTGCTTGGAAACAGGCAATTTTGCTTTTGAAGGGTCAGCGGTGACATTGGACCAGAATAATTTCTGTGGAATGGGAGTAACGAGCAGAGGTAAAAAGGGATGTTCTTTTGATACACCTCAGCTTGGTATCCGGGCGCAGATTCAGCATTTGAAGGCTTATGCGTCAGAGGATTTACTTGTAAATGAATGTGTGGATAGTCGCTTCCGTTATGTTGTGAGAGGGTGTGCCTCTTATGTGGAGTGGCTTGGCCAGAAAGAAAATCCAAATGGAAAAGGCTGGGCAACAGGTAAAAACTATGGAGGTAAGATTTTAAGTATCTTAGACAGCATCAAGGAATCAGATGTTGAGGAAGAGATGTTCGAACCATATAAGGTTCGTGTGAAAGTGCCGAATTTGAATATTCGTAAAGGTCCGGGAACGGATTGCGCCAAGACCGGAAGATTTACGGGTATTGGTATTTTTACCATCATTGAAGAAGCAGAAGGCAGGGGAGCAACAAGATGGGGACGGCTTAAGAGCAGAGCTGGATGGATTTCTCTTGATTATGTAACAAGAATATAGTGGTGGATTATGGCCCGTGGGTTTCGTTGGAAACCTGTGGGCCTTATTTTTTTTTGTTAAAAATCTCGTTCAAATAGCGCATTTCTGTAATTGGGAGGATTAGAAGGAGGTGTGCATATGAATGACGCACAGAGACTGAAAATCCGCAATTTAAGAGAAGCAGGACTTGGTTACAAGAGGATAGCAGAACAGATGCAGCTGTCCGAGAATACCGTGAAAACATATTGTCGTCGACATGGCCTTGGTGGAAATATGGCATCTCAGATACCGACACAAAATACGGAAGCTCACGTTTGCTTATGTTGCGGGGCGGCTGTAAAACAGAATCCCGGTCGGAAAGAAAAGAAGTTCTGTTCTGATAAATGTAGAAATAAGTGGTGGAATGCCAACTTGGATAAGGTGAATCGTAAAGCAGTTTATACGCATGAATGCGCTCATTGTAAAAAGATGTTTACTGCATATGGAAATAGCAAACGGAAGTATTGTAGCCACGAGTGCTTTGTTGCTGCCAGATTTGGAGGTGGCAAGCATGAGTGAAGAACAGTTTAATCGTGAAAAACTTTATATGGCCACAATGCATCTGGCAAAAAAGTTATTGAAACAAGACATTATCTCTGAAAAGCAGTACGAAGATATTAATGAAAAATTCACCAATAAATACGGCATTTCTTTGTCCAGTTTATTTACCCGGATTGACTTGCAATAGCTTTGTATCTACGCGAACATGTCATACTGATAAGGAGGGATACAATGCCAAACATACGAAAAATTGAGCCAAAAAGGCAAATGCTCAAACCTAAAAAACGAGTTGCCGCATATGCGAGAGTGTCGAGGGATTCAGAAAGATTGATGCATTCTTTATCAGCGCAGGTCAGTTATTACAGCGCTTTGATTCAGAAGAATCCAGAATGGGAATACGCTGGCGTATACTCGGATGAAGGCATCACAGGAACGATTGCTGAAAAGAGAGGAACGTTCCAAGAATTACTTGCGGATTGCGATGCCGGGAAGATTGACCTTATTCTGGTAAAATCCATTAGTCGATTTGCAAGAAACACGGTAGACCTTTTGGAGGCGGTAAGGCACCTAAAAGCTATCGGAGTGGAGGTTTACTTCGAAAAGGAGCATATCAGTTCGCTCTCCGGAGATGGTGAACTAATGATGACGCTGCTTGCTTCATTTGCACAGGAAGAGAGCCGTTCCATGAGTGAGAACATCCGCTGGGCACATCAGAAAAAGTACCAGAGTGGAAAGCCACATTATCATTTCAAGATACTAGGCTACGATTGGGAAGGTGACAAAATGGTCATCAATGAAAAAGAAGCTCAAACGGTACGCCGTATTTATGAAGAGTATCTTGCAGGGGCAAAACTGGAAGATATCGCAGATGGCCTTTATGCGGATGGTTATTTATCCATCAATGGGAAGAAGATATTGCCGCCGCAGGTACATAAGATTTTGACGAATGTAACATATACGGGAAATCTTTTGTGTCAAAAAACATATATTGTGGACCCTATTACCAAGGTTTCAAAAAGAAACAAAGGAGAACTTCCGCAATATTATATCGAGGATTCGCACGAAGCGATTATCAGCATGGAGGAATTTGAAGCGGTCAAGGATGAGATGGAAAGACGGCACATTTTCTTTGGCGAGTGGAGAAACAACAGCAATTACGGAACCTACGCATTGTCCGGAAAAATAAAGTGCGGATGTTGCGGGAAGAGCTTTAATCGCAAAATGCGGAAAGAAAATAAAGGCGGTAAAAGGACAGTGTATTGGGCATGTCGGTCAGTGCTTAAGGTTGAAGGGTGCACGAATAGAAAGGCCCTGCCGATGTCAGAACTTAAAAAAATATTGCATGACATGTTGAAAATGGATACATGGGACGAGCAGACCGTGGCCGACAACATTGATAAGATTGTTGTGCCAGAATACGGTAGGCTCATTTTTCATATGAAAAACGGCGAGGTCATAGAACGCACATGGGTTTCTAACGCAAGGTACGATAGCTGGGATGATGCCAGAAGGCAGAACCAAATAAACAGGATGCATGAATATCACGCAAGCAAGACCGTATTTGGTGACATGATCATTTGCGGATGCTGTGGGAAACCAATAAGGAAGTATACGGAAAAGAATCGTGGGAAAATGGTGAGTTACTGGAAATGCATCAATAAGGAAGATGGATGCAAACAACGCGGGATAAGAGAGGAGTTTTTGAAGGAAACGCTCTCGGAGGTGTTGGGATTTGAAGAATTCGATATTGGTAGGCTGAAAGAAACAGTGGAAAGCATGAGCTTTGGCGCAAACCGGATATTTACTATTACCACTAAGGAAGGAAAAACAATAAAACTGAAGTTGGGAGGTATGAATAATGGCTACAGTTACGAAGATACCAGCCACTCTGAATAAGCAGAGACAAAGTATTGCAGAACAGCGGAAACGTCGGGTTGCAGCTTACGCCCGCGTTTCAACAGACCATGAAGAACAGGAATCCAGTTTTGAAGCGCAAGTGGATTATTACACACATTACATTAACAGCCGCACGGATTGGGAATTTGCCGGGATGTACTCGGATGAGGGTATCACGGCTACAAATACAAAACGAAGAGACGGATTCAACCAGATGGTCGAGGATGCATTGGCCGGAAAGATAGACCTTATCATTACAAAGTCAATCAGCCGATTTGCAAGAAATACGGTGGATTCCCTTGTGACGGTAAGAAAACTCAAGGAAATCGGCGTGGAGATATATTTTGAAAAAGAGAATATATGGACACTTGATGCCAAGGGGGAGGTGCTCATTACCATTATGAGTTCCTTGGCACAGGAAGAAAGCCGGAGCATTTCAGAAAATACCACATGGGGACATCGAAAACGTTTCTCAGATGGCCATTGCAGTGTAAACTACAGCTGGTTCCTTGGATATGACAAGGGACCGAATGGAGAGTTTATTGTCAATCCGGAGCAAGCCAAAACTGTGCAACTGATATATAAGCTTTTCCTTAGTGGCCTTACACCTCACGCGATTTGTAAGGAACTTATGAAGCGCGGCATAAAAAGTCCGGGAGGGAAGGATACTTGGTGGCAAGGAACAGTTGAGAGCATTCTTACGAATGAGAAGTACAAAGGGGATGCCCTTTTGCAGAAATATTACACCAAAGATTATTTAACGCATAAGCAGGTCAGAAACACCGGGGAGATACCGCAATACTATGTTGAGGACCATCACGAAGCCATAATCGATGCAGAGACATTTGAGCGGGTTCAAACGGAGATGGCAAAAAGAAAAGGAATGTCCAGTCGATACAGCGGGGTTGGAATATATGCATCAAAGATAAAATGCGGAGATTGTGGAGGCTGGTATGGCTCCAAGGTCTGGCACTCAAATAGCAAATACCGTAAAATTATTTATCAGTGCAACCGGAAGTTCAAAAATGAGTGTAAATGCTCCACGCCGCATTTGTCTGAGGAAGAGATTCAGACAGCCTTTGTTAAGGCGGCAAACATCGCCATTGATGAGCGAGAGGAGCTTATCGCCAATGCCAAGTTGATGATGGACATGGTGTGCGACACCACAGAACAGCGTGCTCAAAGTCAAAAGCTGCTAACCGAATTGGATATCTTGGTTGAGCGGATTCAGAAGTTGGTGCACGATAATGCCCGGATTGCCATGGACCAGATTGAATACCAGAGACAGTATGATGAACTGGAACGCCGCTATAATAAAGCTAAAGACGAGTATGACGAGGCCACGGCGGAGATTGCTGAATTGCAGAAGCGGGAGGATTACTTCAAACAATTCATTGCCACACTGGAAGCGGCTGATGAAATTATAGAGGAATTCGAGGAAGGAATGTGGTGTAGCATGGTCGAGAGCATGACGGTTCACCGGAAAGACAACATAGTATTCACCTTTGTTGGAGGAATGGAAGTAGCGATTTGACAAAGTATTAGGGAGCCGACTGGAGGGATTCAGTCGGCTTCTTTTAATATAGTAGAAAGATTATAAGATTGGTGCTATAATTGATGTATTCGATGAAAGCGCAAATTTGAATTTGCCTCTTGATTTAGAGGAAAAAGACTATAAAAATACACTAGACAAATGTGTCTAATAGCAAAAACGACATTTTCTCGCTTTATGTCGTGTAATATTTGTTAAAAAACACGTATTCT